GTCTGCCGTCTAATGCCGGTGTTAGGTGTCACTGAAAATGTGAGGGTACTGGCGCCTGTAGCGCGCCGCTTCGGCCTCGATCTCGTTCGCCTTTGCTTTCATTTCCTGAGCCGCCCGAAAATCCGCCGTGTCGCCGGATGCTTCGAGTCGGTCAATCAGCTTTCTGGCCATCTGCTCGGCCCATTCCATGATGGGAACCATCATGGCGGCGGCCTTGTTCACGCTTTCTTGGCTCACTGTCGCTCCTTTGCACCTAACTGTTAATTCCAGCGGTAATGGGCAAGGACGGTCGTTTCTCCGCCGCCATCGCAGCCGTGAAGGCGGACCATGCAGGGTTTTCCGCGTGCGGATTTGCGGAGCGCGGTCATTTCGGCCACCCGTTTGCAACAACGTCGCGCGCCAGCTCGCGCTGGGCATCGTCAATTGGACGAACCCCGCGATCACAAGCGCCGTTTCGCCATCCATGACGAAAACTGTATGTCGCATCGTTTGGGCAGCCTTTCCCATTGAATCCAGCCATGTACCCAGCAACGCATTCTTCGTTGTTGATGCCGCGCAGCCCATTGGATCGAACAATTTGAATCCCTTTCATGCCGCCCCCCGCAACTGTTCAACGTCTTCCGGGTCGCTCCACACAACCGACTTGTCAGCGCCGAATGCGTAGATCAGTTCGATCAGCTCCACAAACTGCTTTTTGCGCATCCGACTTGTGCGACGGCCAAGCATCACGAATCCGCCATTGATGCCCGGCGCGATGTTCGTTTCCTGCACAAGCGCAGCGGTGAAGATGTCCTTCCACTGTTCCGGCGTGAGCTTCTGTTCCTTGCCGTTCAGCACCCACGGAACCTGTCGGGACACGTCGGTCAGCATCGCCCACATCTTGTCGTTCTGTTCGTTCGTGCGCGTTTCTTCGAACGGCTCGATGGTCATGCGCACACCGCGATCAGGCGTCGCCATGCCTTGACCGATCCGGTAAAGCTGGATGATCTTGTCGCGCAGGGTTTCTATGGATGCGACGAGTTCGGTCATTGCTCGCCGTCCATGACTTCGCGGAACTTGACGTATATCCCTGCGCGTTTTTGTGCTTCTGATGGCTCGCGCTTCGTCAGCGGATACCCGGAAATGCTCCTGCGCTCGTCTTGGTAAACCCAAAACTCCCTCGGTTCACCTTTGATGCGGTATTCGTACCCGATGAAATTGAAATGCTCGGAACACCAGCGGGACCATCCGGCATTGGCGGAATCTCTGACTTTGAACTCAATCGCCTTACCCGCCTTCGCCGCCTGCAAAACCGCAATCTGTTCGTCGATGGTCATGCCCATTCCCTCGATTCGTAGTCGCGAACGATCCGCGCCTCGCGGCCGTTCGCTAGGTCGTAGAAATCCATATGAGCCGAGTCCCAGCCCACTTTGATGACGCCGGTTGCGCCGTGGCGGTTTTTCTCGACGATCAGCTCCGCAACGCCTTTGTCCGGTGACTCGGCGTTGTAGTAGTCATCGCGGTACAGCATCACGACTTGATCGGCTTCCTTTTCCAGTTCGCCCGAGTCCGCGATATCGCCCATGCCGGGGCGCTTGTCGGCGCGTTGCTCCACCCCGCGATTCACCTGCGCCAGCGCGATGACCGTGATGTTCAGGTCACGGGCAAGCGTTTTCAGTTCGCGCGCGACTTCCGAAACCTGTTCGTATCGCGTGCGGCCCTTGCCATCGATCCGCTGCGCGTAATCGACGTAAAGGCCACGGATGCCGTGCTGTTGCTTCCACTTCCGCGCGACCCGTTTCAGTTCGTCAATGGACGGCGCCGAACGGTCGTAAATCCACAGCGGCATGGATGCGAGGTCAGCGTTGGCCGTCGTCAGCTTCGGCCATTCGTGGTCGTCCAGATGCGCATTGCGGATACGGTAGGCGTCCACTTTGGACCGGGCCGACACGAGACGAAGCGCGATCTGTTCGCCCGGCTGCTCGCCTGAAATCAGGCCGACAGGAAAGCCCTTGCCCGCCGCGTGCGCGACGCAGAACCCGAGCAACGATGTTTTGCCCATGCTCGGACGCGCCGGAATCAGAATCAGGTCGCCGTCCTGAAACCCACCGAGCTTGTCGTCCAGTTCCGCGATTCCGGACGGAATGCCAGGCAGCGCGCCACCAGACGCGTGCAGCTTCATCATGCGCTCGTTCAACCGGCGCAGGGCTTCGCGGATCGTCATGTCGTGGTCCGTGTGCGCCTTGCCAATCCCCATCAGGGACCGCACGGCCGCGTCCACAACCGTCGCCGGCTCGGCGTCCGGGTGCCATGCCGATTCGCATGCGCTGGTCACAGCATCGATAACCTTCCGAAGCTGCGATTTCTCGCGGACGATCCGGGCATAGCTCGCAATGTTCGCCGCGCTCGGCGTCGTGTTCGCGAGCTGGATCGTGTACGCCATGCCGCCGACCATTTCGGCGATGCCCTTCGACTCAAACCACTCACCCAAGGTCACGGCATCGGCCGGTTCGCCCTTGCCGACAAGTTCGCCAATCGCCCGGAAGATCAGCGCATGGTCGCGGCGGTAGAAGTCGGCCTCACTCAGCCGATCCGCGATCCGGTCATAGGCCAGCGGGTCCAGCATCAGGCCGCCAAGAACGGCTTGTTCGGCTTCGACGGCGCAGGGGGGAACGCGCAGATGGCCGGTCATGCCAAGCGGCCCTCGTTCGCACGGTCCCGCTTGCCGTCAATCGCGCGGATACGGGCCAGCGAGTCACGGTCCAGCGCAAAGCCGGTGCCGACGCTGATCGCCGTAGCTAACCGGATGCTCATGCCCTTGTAGCCGTTGATCACGTTCGACAGCGTCGAATACTTGACGCCCCACGCCTTCGCAGCAGCACGGCGATTGCCGGCATGCATGGCGTCGATGTATCCGATCAATTTCCGCCGGTAATTCATGCCGCGAACAACCCTTGCTGCATCGTGGCCGATCCGAGGTTGCGCACTGCCTGCTCGTAGTAGGACTTTTTCAGTTCCACGCCGACAAACCTTCGGGCCATCTGCAGACTGACGTAACCCTCAGAGCCAATTCCCATGAACGGACTCAGCACCACGTCGCCGGGATTCGTCCAGAGGTCAACGCCGCGACGGATCACTTCAAGCTGCAGCGGGCAGATATGACGTTCGTCATCGTGTTCGCGGGCGCTGCGAAACTGCAGCGTGTCGGACGGGTCGATATCCATCCATACCGGACTCGCAACCTTCTGCCATTTGTCGACCGGGTAGTCTTCGCCGTGCTTCACGCGGTCTTCCACGTCGCCAGGCGCACGCATCGTCACAAGGTAATCCGGAATGCCCTGCCGGCTCATGCTGGCGTTGTTGCGAACGGTCTTGTGCAACAGACCAAGCGCCTTGGTTCGCTGCATCGCCGTAACCGGGTCTTTCCAGATGCAGACTTCGGATGCGTAGATGAAGCCTTCCGCCTGAAACGCTCGGATCAGGTCGCCGCGGAAATCCTTCAAACCAATGTATCCGTCACGCTCCTTGCTAGTCGGGAGCAACATGCAGTGGAACGACACGTTTCGCCCCGGCTTCATCACTCGACGAAGCTGACGGATCAGGTGAGCGAAATGGGAGAAGAATTCCGCGTCATCGCGGCAGTTCCCCATATCGCGCGGACTGTTGCTGTACGTGTATAGCGATGCGAACGGCGGGGAAAAGATCGAGTAGTCGATACTCCGCTCCGGGATGCCTTCCAGAACCTCGACGCAATCGCCGTTGAACGCCGTCCAGCCATCGCCAGACGTCTGATTGATGCACTTCATGCTGCCTCCGTTTGCAGCCACGCCGGAACCTTGACCGCCTGCGCGGGGCTGTATGGATTGGACTTGCGGGATACGCCGCGAACTTCCTGAATCACGGCGTCATGGGTTTCGGCGGATAGCGCATCGGCCATCGCCTTCGCGTCGCGTTCCTTGCGCGCGAGATTCGAAACAACGGCGCCCTCAAGGTCGGACGCGAAAATGTGCACGTTCACCGGCCGCGATTGACCGAACCGCCAGCAACGTCGAATGGCCTGGTAATACGATTCCCAAGAGTCTGTGACGCCCACGAAAGCCATTCGTGCGCAGTGCTGCCAGTTCAATCCAAACCCTGCGATAGACGGCTTCGTAACCAGAACGCGGATTCGACCAGCGGCGAAATCGACGAGCTTCCGCTCCTTTTGCTCGGGATCATCGGACCCTCGGATTTCCACTGCATCCGGAATCGCCTTGCACAGCGCGTCGCCTTCGGCATTCAAGTCGCACCAGACAACCCACGGCTGTCGGTCGGAATTGACCATCTCGGCGCACTCTGAAACCCGACCCTCAATGCTCGAACGTCGCGCGTCTCGGCGTTCGCTCAGCGTGTTCGCTTCAAGCGCAAACAGCATTCCGGTTTCCCCTTGGTCGTGGCCGGATGATTTGATCGTGTGCTGATCTACCGTCAGCGGCGGCAGCTCGTATCGAGAATCATCGAATCCAAGATCGGACGGCTTGCGGACCAGCGCAGCCCATGACGCAATCCATTTCCAGAACTCGGCGCGTGCATGGCCCTTGAGTCGCCATGTCTGCGTCTCGCCGCCATCGTGAACGAAATACTCGGAGAGCATTTCCGTCTGCGTACACAGCCCGAGGAATTCGGCGTGAGTGCCAAGTTCAACCCAATCATTCGGCGCAGGCGTAGCGGTAGCGCAGAGCTTGAACGGCGTCTGCGCGAATGCTTCCAGCAGCATCGCCAGAGTCTTCGACGTGTGATGCTTGATCACGCTCGATTCATCCAGGACCACGCCGCCAAACCGCGACACGTCGAACTTGTGCAGTCGGTCATAGTTCGTGATGTTGATTCCCGCACGAACGTCTCCGGGCTCGCGGCATAGCGTGACGTTGACGCCAATATCAGCGCCCTCTGCCACCGTTTGCGCGG